GCCGCCCATTTCGATCAGCCCGCCCATTTGCGTGGCTTCTAGCTCTTCTTCAACATCAAAATCGTCGCCCAGAATTTCGCCTTCGCTGAGCTGATCAAGCAAGGTTTTCTGCGTGATTGACCCAGCGGTGTAGAGCTGCAGCAGCGCGAGGATTTCCTGAGGCTCAAGGCGTGCGCCCACAAAATCCCGGTTGACATAGCTAGAACCGGCTTGAGGCTGGCCAACGTAGTCTGCGTGGAACTGCAGGCAGTTGTCGATCAGATCCTGCACCTGCTGAGCGATGACCATCATGGTGCTGTCGCCTTGACTGCGATCAATGCGCTTCGATTCAGCCGTTTCAGCGCTGAGCTTTTGACCCAGGACAGCAGATAGGCCGAGTTCGTTGATCTGACCGGCGAGTTGCTCAAGGCGCTTGAACTGCGCTTCAAAGCTCTTACCGTCAGGCTCGATGTATTCAGCGCGGCCTTCAGCAGGGAAGGCGATTGCTTCACCAGGGCCAGCGGAGACTTCCTCGGCGGAACTCGGGAACCCAAAGAACGCCAGCATCGGCACTGCACTGATGTGCAGCATGTTGTCCAGATCGCTCTGGATTTGATACGCCTTGAGGTTCAGCTCTGCGATGTCCTCCATCGGCGGACGTGACTCAAGCAGCCCAACACGGTTGGAATAGGCAACGGCAAACGGGATGTAATCAAGGCTGGTCTGGCCTTCGGCTACTTTCTCAAAATCACCGTTGTCTTCGCTTTGGCGGTACAGCTCATAAGAGCCAGGGCGCAACACGCGGATCTGCTCAACGTACTTTTCGCCAAATTCACCGTCAGGAACAACGACGCGCTCCATCAGGCGGAGCATGGTCAGCTGCTGGCCGCCGTTGACGATTTCAGAACGCCAACCAAGGATGTCACGCGGGGTGTAGCAAACCCAGTACGGACGAAGGCTGGCAACATCGGTGATGTTTTGTGTTTCGTCGTCAGTGGCACTTGGGAAGTCAACCAGGACGCCAACGTGGCCGTAGCGAACGATCTTCCGCGTCAGCTCATAGGTGAAGATGTTTAGATCATTCCCCTGCAGGTCAACGTCAAACAGCTGCTCACGAATTTGGTCTGGGACGTTATCAAGCTTGACCGGCTTGCGCGTCAACATGCCAGCCAACATCCGTTCAAGACGTTGGTAATAAGGCGGGCAAACAGAACGGGCTAGGCGGTTATCAAAGCTTTCGTCTAGCTCGCGTGGCTCTTGCGGCAGATACCGGCGATGCTTACGGCGCATACCGTAGGTACCTTCCATCAGATCTTCGATCAAGATCCAGTGGGGCTCCATTCCGGCCCAAGCGCCAGACGGATCCTGCACCTGCGTTGCTTGGCGCTGAATGCTCCGGTCGTAACGCTTGAAACCGGTGTAAGTCATCTTGCGCGCCTAGCCATGCACAAATTCTATGGTTCTAGGTTAATGCTGAATGTTGGCTGGGCCTCCGATACCCCCACACGCGGGCGTTCAGCCTTACGGGTAGAACCGACCCAGCAGATTAGTCGTTTTCTTCAGCGTGGAAGATTTCTTCGTCTAGTGAGTCGGCGGCTTCGTCAAAGCCCTCTTCGTAGAGCCATTGTTGAATAACAGCCAGGATGGCCGCGGCAGGTTGACTGAAGTTTTTGGCGTCAAGATCTTGGGCTGCGTCGTAGGCAGCTTCCATTTCGTGCCAGAGGTAGGTTGCCATCGGATATGTGCGGCGCGTTCACGATAGAGGCGAAGGCAAGAAAAAGCCCCCGAAGGGGCTGGGTGATCAGAACAGGAGCCCAAGAGTAAAGCTGATTGCAGCTACCCAAAGGGCGAGCGTGGTTTTCTCCTTGGATTCGTTCACTTGGTGCTCAAGCTCTGAAGTGATGGCAGCCTGCTGGTTGAGCAGGTCGATCAGCTGCGCCTTAGTGGCGCGAGTGGCGTTGGTCATTTGTCTGGTGCGTGGCGGGGTCGCCCCCGTCCCAGGAGTATACCCCATGCGTCGATCAAGGTCAATACAGCCTGATACCAGTGCCGCGGCCAGCGTTCGCGTACAGCGGGTTGTATTCCGACATGACCAGATAGCCCAGGCCGTCAGTCCAGTGCTCGATCCCAGCGGACTTGTCGATCACATAGTCATCCGCACCCTGCTTGTAGGTCACGTTTCGCAGCGCCTTGATCGTGTTCTTACAGCGTGGGTGAACGAACAGGCGGATCTGGCCATTGGCATTACGGATCAAGCTGTTGGTGGCGTTGATCTTGTCTTTGACGGCCCACGGCGCCTTCGGGCTGACGCAGCCAAACCCGTACTGGCGGATGATTTCATGATCAGTGCGGCCAGCCGATGAAGTCTTGCGGGCGCTGCCAGTTGGATCCGGGTAGGCAATGACCTTGCGATCTCTGAACCGCTCGCGGAGCATCGAACACACTTCGTCCGTGTTGGTCTGCATCACCGAGACCTCATCCCATATATGGAGGGTGTCGCCAACGCGGCTGCCAAGCACCCCGGCAAGCACGCTCACGTTGAAGTCAGTGCCCCACAGGATCGCCCCGCCAGTATCGCGGACATCCTCAGAAATGTTCTCGTCGCTGAAATCTGGATAGACACGGCCAGACAGCGTTTCAAAGCTGGCCAGGTATTCCTGCCTGAAGGTCCGATCATCCAACGTGCGCCTTGCGGCCTCAACCTCATCGGCCGGGACGTTGCCGCCTTGAATCGTGGTGAAGCTGAACGTGGACCAATCAGGCTGACCCTCGGCCTGCTCCCATAAATCGTGAAACCAGTTCAGACCAGCAGGTGTGGTGATGAACCACGCAGGCCCACCTTGATCGGACAGGGCAGGGCGGAGCACCATCTCCCAGGCTTCCTGTTTGACGTATGCGGCCTCGTCAACGATCAGGCTGCTGAGCGAAACACCACGAAGGGCATCAGCGGATTCGGCACCCTTCAGGGCGATCACGCTGCCGTTGCTCAATTCAACGGATAGCTCAGATTCATTTTTACGGGCAAACATTTCTGGCGGCACCATGGCACGGAGCTGACGCCATGCGATCTGCTTTGCCGATTTATAGGTTTGCGTGACGTACCAGTTCAGGCTGCCGGGATTTTCAACGGCCCAGGCAACAAGGCGGCTGATGCAGAGGTAGGTCTTGCCAAAACGACGGCCTGAGCACAGCAGCTTGAAACGCTCGGGGGCATCCCAGACCTGACGCTGCGGATCAGTCAGACCTTGATAAAGCTGATCGGCAAACGGCGTCCAATCGCGTTCATCCTGCTGATCAATGGGGATGACGGGCTCCAGAAGATTGCCGCCAGGTGCATTAGCCAGCAGGCTCATAAATCAAAGCCGATGAGCTTGGCTTGAAGTTGAACAGCGTTTAGGGCGACTTGCGTTTGCCCGCGTTTATAAGCCGATTGTTCGTAGGTACGAAGTCTGCCGAGTGCTTCAGCGAGCCAAGCAGGGCGCGCCATATCCGCATCCTGTTCAAGGCGAATGCGAGCGCGCTTGATGTAATTATCCGCCTGACGTGCGTCGATATTCCATTGATTCGCACAGAAATGAACAATCTGACCGCGTGACATTCCTTCGGTCAAAAGACCGTAAATGGTGTCAACACGGAAGTTGACTTCAGCGGCGGTAGAACGCGCCAAGGTTGAAATAAAAACCGATGTGAACAGGATAAACCCAAATTGATGATGTGCGTTCTTTTGAGACGCGGTTGAGACGCTTAAGGCTCAAAGAGATCGAATGAGACTGCCGAAATCGTGCGCTGCAATGCTTGCCAGCCAATTTTTTGATGGCTAAGGTCTCTGCCGTGCCTTGCCGCATATTTCCGCAAATTTCCGCGGATTTCCGATTTTTCCCGCACATTTCCGCAAAATGCCGCTACGCGCCGACTTGAGGATTCCCGATGATTTGGGGTCCGTTGTAATGCGTCACAAGCCCAGTTACATGTCTCTGTCTGGGTTTTGCCTCCATTTAATTGCCCTAGGGGTTGACAGGGACGTTACGCTGGCGGAGCGACCGGAGGGGAGCGAAGCCTCTATCTCTTCTTCTAGTATTATTAAAGAAGAGTATTTAAGTATTAATAATAAGAACGGTCAGAAAAAAAATAACGAAAATCCCGAGCCTGCCGCAAAACGCGGCAAAAAGCGGCAACGTGCCGCATACAGCGAAGAGTTTGAGGAACTGTGGAAGCTGTATCAATCTGCTCCCGATCGCGTCTCATCTCAGACGAAGCCCAAGGCGTTTGACGAGTGGAAGTCCATCGTTGGCCTCGAAGGCCCTCAGACCCTCCTGCAAGCCGTTCAGAGGGCGATTGACGAGCAGAAGCGGAGGAAGACCGCCGGGGAGTTCGTCGGGAGCCTTCCTGACCTGTTTCGCTGGCTTCGGGACGGCAAATACGAGGTCTACCTCGAACAGCACGTCACGCAGGCTGCTGGGCGCGTGTGGAGCGCTGATCTTGGTTGCTGGATTGAAAACGACTGATCACCATGAAGCTTTATTCCCCCGACGCCAAAGGCAAATACGTCTGGCAGGTGGCTGACTCCAAGACCCGTCAGGTCAGCTTCAGCGTCACCACGACTCGCACTGCCCCGCCTGATGCCTGCTACGGGCATCCGATCGGCAAGTACGACGACCAGGGCGTGTTCATGACGTTCTGCCCAAATGTCGGCGCTGA